AGAATATCCCCCGCCTCACTTTGTAATGGCAACAACAATGTTAACAGAGAATTCAAAGCAATGGGTATTAAACAAATTACGTGGCAGATTTGCTGTAACAACTAACACTAGTGATTTGTTTTTGTTCATTGAATCTTTGGGTAATATATATTTTGAAGACCCAAGCGAAGCAACACTTTACGAACTAAGATGGTCTTAAAAATATTTGATGTACATTTATTTGCATTAAATATCTATAGTTACTCAAGGAGAATAATATGAGTTTTTTACGTCACGTAGGTAAGCATGGTGATCGCAAGGTCGCAGTAGTATTTCGTGAAGTGCCCGGTGAAGTGCATATGTGTCTAGTCACATACACTGAAACATTAAATCAGCACATTCACGATCCATTAATCAAGTGTATTGATTCAGATATTGGGCAGAACAGCGAACATCTTGCTGATGCACTAAACCGCACTTACGCAAAAGACGGTCGACCAATTCTACAAGTGTTACACTTGGAAGGTCAATTGAAGAAAGTACAGACAAGTCAAATTGTTATGACACCTGCACCAAATCAAACAATTCGTTTAGATGAATTGAACAAGATTTTGGATGAGATGCAACAGGGTGAAAGTGCAGTTAAGCGACTACAAGAAATGGATCAAAGCCGCGGTCTACAAGATCCAGCAGATGTTGTCCGTCGTATGCGTGGCAATCAGAACCCAGTTACACCAACTGGTGATTTGTTAGGTGACCAAGCATTAGCTAAACAACGTCTTGACCAAGCACAACGTATGGAGCGTGAAGCTAAAGGTTTACTAGCAGAAGCACAGCGTTTGATGGACGAGGCTAAAACATTAGATCCAACAGTTGAACCTGTACCAGCAGTAGAAGTTACACCAACTAAAGTAAGAAAAACAAGAGCTAAAGTTAGTGTCTAATGTCACCAGAATTCATCAACAAGTGGGAACATATTCTTGAGGATGTAGAAAAAAATAAGATACCTGTACAGTTTATCAAAAAGCTTATTATCAAGCTTCAAGGTAAGAAACAACAGACTATCAATATTGAAAAATTTCTATCTCAAGGATTAGATCCTGAACAAATCGAAGAAGCAGTTAGTCGCAAACTAGATGAATTGGATGACATGATAGTGAGTGTAGAATTCGTGCTGAATGTTCAAAGTATTGCTGACACCGTACAACCAGAGACTGATAGACTTTTAGGAAAATTATGAAAGCCGTAATAGCTTGTGATCCTAAAGGAGGAATAAGCTATGAAAACAAATTGCCCTGGAGTAAAATCAAGGGCGATTTGCCAAGACTTGGAGAAATAAATGATAGCATATTGGATAGTAGCAGGATTTTTTACAGCGTTCGGCTGGCATTATGGTGAGAAGTTTGTCACTACATATATTGATAAACCTGAAATTAAAATTGAACAAAAGATTGACAAATGAAACAATACTTAGACTTACTACAAGATATTTTAGATAACGGAGAGCTTAAAGATGACAGAACTGGTGTTGGCACCTATAGTGTTTTTGGACGTCATATTCGCTTTGATTTGCGTAGGGGTTTTCCCGCAGTCACTACTAAGAAACTTGCATGGAAAGCTTGTGTCGGTGAACTATTATGGTTTATTGAAGGATCTAGTGATGAGCGTAGATTGGCAGAACTTACCCACGGTAGTGCAGAAGGAAAGGTTACTATCTGGACGCCAAATGCGCTTGCACCGTATTGGAAACCGAAAGCAAAATTCGAAGGTGATCTCGGTCGTGTTTACGGAGTACAATGGCGTCATTGGAACAAATATCGTACAGAAAAAAACATGGGCCCGGCGCACAAAGGTGGCACACGCCTCGCAGTTGACAAACTGGAAGTTGACCAATTATCAAACCTCATTGAGGGTTTGAAGACTGATCCTAATGGACGTAGACATATTCTAAGTGCTTGGAATGTAAGTGAGCTAGAAGAAATGGCACTACCTCCTTGTCATGTTATGAGTCAATTCTATGTCAACAAAAATAAAGAACTATCTTGCCATATGTATCAGCGTAGTGTTGATGTGTTCTTGGGTTTACCTTTTAACATTGCTTCTTATGCATTACTTACACATCTATTGGCACATCACTGTGAATTGAAAGTAGGTGAACTTGTTATCAGTACAGGTGATACTCACATCTACAAGGATCACCTTGAACAAGTTAAAGAACAATTAGGTCGTGAACCTTATACATTGCCTACATTGATGTTGAATGCAGAAAAGAATAACATCTTTGAAATGACGATGGAAGACATACATTTAGAGAACTATCAAAGTCATGGCCCTATCAAAGCAAATATGGCAGTCTAACGAATTCACTCGACCCAAATATCAGATACAATTATCTGATACCGGAGAAGAGACGGTGTCCATCACTCATGTAGTTCATACTATTAAAATGGGTGATGTTGAAGATCCTGATTTATTTGTAGCGCAACCTATATATGAATGGCAACAGACAGAACAAGGAAAATGGATAATGGAAAATTCTAATCCCAAACCTAGTTGGCATCGTAACCATGACATATATAATTATGGATACACTTATCAAATTAGAGCATATCTAACACACAAACAATTAACATATTATAAGTTGAAATACGAATGAAAATTTTAGTAACAGGCGGTCTAGGCCTTATTGGACACAATGTAGTTACACGACTACAAGATTTAGGACATCAAGTATCTATCATGGATACCAAAACAAACTATGGTATCATTCCTCAAGATGAAATTGATTACTTGATGGCTGAGCGTGAAAAGAAAGTAGTTAATGACAAGTTCCTCAACACACTAAGTTTTATCTATACCAAAGATATTTGTAACGCAGAAGATGTAGATGAAATTTTTAGAATTGAAGAACCAGAGATTGTAATACATATGGCTAGTTTCCCAAGACAAAAAGTAGTCAATGCGAATCCTGCATGGGGGAGTCGTGTTATGAGTGAAGGGTTGCTCAACTTGTTAGAAGCTAGCGATAAGTATGAAGTTAGAAAGTTTATCTATATCAGTAGTTCAATGGTGTATGGTGACTTCACTGATGATGTGACAGAAGATTATGACTGCAAGCCACAAGGTCAATATGGTATATTGAAATATGCAGGTGAGTGGCTAGTTAAAGACTATACACGCAGAACTAATCTTGTTCACACTATCATTCGTCCTAGTGCCGTATACGGTGAACTAGATGTTGAGGATCGTGTCATCGCTAAGTTTATGCTTACTGCTATGCGTGGTGGAGTATTGAATGTTAATGGTGCTAACGAAACACTAGACTTTACCTATGTTGAAGATGCCGCAGATGGTATTGTGGGTGCCGCATTAAGTGACAACACAGATAACAAAACATATAACATCACTAAGAGTCATAGTAGAACATTACTTGATGCGGCAAATCTTGCTGTGAAGATTGCAGGTAAAGGTTCAATCAATGTTAGAGATAAAGATGCTGACTTCCCAAGTCGTGGTGCATTGAACATTGATGCCGCACGTAGAGACTTTGGCTACGATCCTAAAGTAGATGTAGAAGAAGGATTTGAAAGATATTATGAGTGGCTTAGTAATTCCCCATTTTGGTCTAAAAAGACAGTATAAGAACATCGGGGAAGAGTTACTTGATGCAACTCACCGCGCCCTAAAAGATGGTCAACTTGTAGGTGGTCATTATACCCGCTCGTTTGAAGAATGGTTAAAACATCGCACTAAAACAAAATATGCTGTCACTGTTCATAGTGGTACACAGGCATTAGAGATTATTGCTAGATATAAGAAATCCATATGGGTGCCACCGCGCGGCATGATTACTACGACTCCTAAAATTCGTTTACCAAATTTTACATACCCTGCAACATTAAATGCATTCTTAAATGCAGGATGGGATGTTGAGTTAGTTGATACTGATAAGTATGGCATACTTGATTTTAGTAAATCATTTGGTTCGGCCAGCTTTGACTGTTTAGTAGGACTCTATGGTAAGAAACCATGGGAACAACATAGGATTGAAGGATCGTATGGTGTTATAGTAGACGGAGCACAGCATTGGCTAGTAGCTGATGGACAAGTAGGTAGTGGTATGGCAATCAGTTTTGACCCTACAAAGAACTTATCTTCAAGTGGTAACGGTGGTGCTATTGTTACAAACGATCAACAATTGTATTTGTTTGCCGCAACATATAGAGACAACAACAAACCTGCATTCCATGATGTAGGAACTAACAGTAAAATGAGTGAGCAGGATTGTGCTCAGATTCTTGTTAGAGCAAAATATATAGACGAATGGCAAAAGCGTAGAGGTGAGATAGCAAAGTATTGGTGTGATGCGTTTAGAGACTTGCCATTAACTTGTCTGTCTGACACACCAACACCTCACGCACATCAAAAGTTTGTGATGTATATGCCGGACAGAAATTCAATGCATACACATTTACTAACTAATGGTATCGATAGTAAAATTCATTATGAGTATGTACTAGGTGACTTACCTACGGCAAAGAATTTACCTAAGCCTGACTTGTTATCTACTAGTGTAATGCTAAGTCGAGGTGTGTTAAGCTTACCTATCTATCCTGAATTAACTGACGAAGAAGTTGATTATATAGCAGAAAAGGTGATCACCTACGCTAAATAAGTGTATGTGGATACTACATCTTTTACCCGATAGTTGGATAATCAACGCAATCTTTTGTGTAATGTCAGTTGGCGTGCTTACCATCATAGGTAGCTATGTACTGAAATTATTCCCCGTAATTGGTAAATATGCGACTATTATACAAATCATAGGCATTTTGTTGTTGTCTGTTAGTATGTATATGATAGGTGGTTACGGTGTAGATTTTGAATGGAAACAGAAAGCTGCCGAGCTAGAGAAGAAAATTAGTGAAGCTAAAGTAGAATCCGTAAAAGTCAACACTGAAATCGTTCAAAAAATAGTTGTACAAAAGCAAGTTATCAAAGAAAAGGGTGATGAGGTTATCAAGTATATTGATAAAGAAATTGTCAAATACAATGACCGTTGTGATATCCCAGTAGAAGTTATCAAAGCACACGATGCGGCAGCACGTAGTAAATCAGTAGACATACCGGTGACTGCCACAACAGAGATACCAACAGATGCAATAAACAAAGCCGCAAGAGGTAACAAATGAAAAATATACTACTATTTTGCGTGATTTTTCTGTCAGCATGTGCTAGCAATCCAGTGCCAGTCAAGCAACAGTTCCCTGAAGTTCCCAAAGAATTGATGGAAAAATGCCCTGACTTAGATATAATTGACAAGCCAACGGTACTATTAAGTGAATTAATTGTAGTTATCACTAAAAACTACATGAAATATCATGATTGCAGAAACGAAGTTGAGAATTGGCAGTACTGGTACAACAAACAAAAGAAGATTTCTGACAACATAAACAAGTAATTTTAGATAAATACTATATCTAGGATTCTTATGACACAGCAAATCATTGACACAGGCTCATTGCCAAACGACGGTTCAGGTGATCCGTTACGTGTAGCCTTCGACAAAATCAATAACAACTTTGCAAATTTGATGGCCATGGTGCCTACAGCTAATGTAGAATTAGTTGATCCTAATCAATTTTCAGATACTACAACAAATACTAGTAATCCTAACTTCTCTGGCAACATAACAATCAATGCCAACAACATCTATGTAGGTTCACAATTCCCTGCAATTCAGGAAGATCCTACTGCAAAGATGTTGACGTTTACTCAACCAGTTGGTCCTTACTATAATCAAGAG